CTTGATAGATTTCACACGACTACGCACTTCATCTTTACCAAATGCTAGACCACTGATATTGTAGATAGGAGCCTTCCAGCCTGCAACCTTCATATGCATGACCATCTCTTCATTGCTAGCAAGAATGATACAGAATTCATTGATCATTTCTTCATACTTGCGCATGAAGCCATCCATGCCCCATACATGTAAGAAATCATCTGGATCAATAGTTTGTGCCAAACAGCGAACAAAAATCTTTGGACGATATTGTTCTGGAACTTGCTTGATGATATATGCTAAACTCTCAAGACCTGAAGTGTACATATCTTCAAAGTAAATCACATCTTCACTTGTGACTTCGCCACTCTTCATCAACTTGATGAGATTAGCCATCTGTGTGAGGCTATAGTGTGTGCGACCATGCGCGTCAAGGACTTGACCAACTACGATATTTTGATCACTAGATAATGTATCGCCCGGAACAATTACGTAATGTATCCCACGCTTTCTGAATACACGTTCGTTCCAGTCAGTTAGTTGTAATGTATAGCGAGCCTTGTATGGCTCAAGTCCCATGTAAAATAATTTTCTCATACATTTATCCTTGTAATATCTTCCTCAATACATTTATCGCCGTACTGAATCTCAATTATTTTTAGAGGAAAATCTTGATTGTTCTGTAATTGATGCCAATCTTCGCTATCTATAATAACATATTGATATAAACCATAGTCGCATACATGTTCTATGGAATCATTTTTAAAAGTATTTAGGGTCGCTATTCCTTCAGCGACAAACCATAATTCGCTTCTATGGTCATGTTTTTGCATAGACAGGTTTTTACCGGGTTCAACAGTAAGTTCTTTAAGTTTGACGTTAGAACCTACTGTATGTAGAACCCGGTAATAGCCCCAGGGCCTGATAGTTGTATCAGGCAGATTTTGCATCAATTTCCCACATATCCTTGAAGGACTTTCCTTGCAAGAATTTGGTGTACTGCCTGTAAGCAAAACTACGATTGCTGTATAGATCAGATTCGTCAAACTTATAACCATATAGCCTACAGAAATTACGATAACTTTCTAGGTCATCAAAAATTTGATTGACTACAGCATTTGACTTATTAACACCCTTTGACATTTTTCATCTCCTCAAATTACTACATTTAGATTTGGTTTTGTAGTGTTATAACGAATCGTGGCACCGTTCTCACCATCTTCACTGACAGTGATTTCAATGTCACGGCCTGGGTAACGACTAGCAATAACTTCATAGAGGTCATCGCTAATCATCTCACAACTCTTGAAGTTTAGTTCCAGTGTGCCTTGGTAGAGACTTTCTAACCAACGCTTGAACTGGATAAACTCAATATCCCTATCGTTGTGAAATACTTCAATTGCTACATTAAAATGAAAAATGTGTCTGTGTTCGTTTGCGAGAAACGCAACATCTGCAAGTTTAGGATCTGTAGCAGCAGCAGGAAATTTATGAATACCCTCACGTTGAAAGGTAACCCAAATAAATCGTTTGGCTGCGTTGCTAATGCGAACACGTTTATCAGCCATAGCCTGTTCTGTTTGATAAATTACTGGATCTTCACTCATCGTTCTTCTTCCATTTTGATACGTTCATAATTTTCTTCCCATTCAAGACGCCTTAACCGTTTGATTGCTGATTGAATTTCTAAGGTCTTTTGAATATTATCAGTGTTGAAAGGACCCTTGCTCAGTTGTTGCAACTTTTGTTCTAGTATACGAATCTGTTGTGTATTAGCCATTTTAGTTCTCCAAAACTTCATTGATAGCGTCATCACTATCTTCTATTGTTTCTTCAACCTCTTCTTCAACTTTATCAACACTAAACAATTCATCAAACATCGTCATAGCATTGACAGTGCGTTTACCGCTGATGCCCTGACTACCACTCTGCATTTGCATCCAAAACTTGTTATAATATTCTATCACGTTTAGACTATCTTCTCTAGTCTTTTGGCTGAACACTTCATCAACTACCTTACCAAAGTAAATACCAAAAGTCTCATTCATTATCATTTTTGGAATCACGCCTTGTTCATATTGACGATTAGCCTCTTGAACTGCCGTTATATGCTGATAGACATTATGTGCTTGAATTAGAGTGTAACTCAAGGTATCCCAACTTGTCTTTGTCTCCTTGCCTTGATTATTTATGAATCCTACACCGCGATAGCAAAGGTCTTTCAACATCATACGATCAGTTACAGGACTATCAGTAAACACATCGTGTATACCTTCTGCTAATACAGCATCGCTAAACTTGCGATTGTCGTTAGCGTAACTCTTACTTTCAGCAGTCTTTTCCATACTGTATGACCACTTCTTGTTGTGTTCAATATTAGTATTAAAATAAGCAAGACCCTTCGCTGCACCATAGAAAGGACTTGCACAGTCAAAGGTAATCATAAAGTTTGGATTGTGATATTTGCGTATAGCCTTTTGTATGTCAGTAAACAATACTGCATACTCCATAATGCTTGTACCCAAACAATGCAACAAATCGTGTTTGCCAGGAATTAAAAGGCCATCATGGATAATATGTACGAGGCGCTTCAGCATCAAGTGAATATCAATCTTGTTTTGACCACCGAACGCCCAGCCATTGAAATGATTATCTGGGTAGATATTTGGGTCGCAATACTTTTTCATTTCTTGATACCAGTCATCACTTTGCTTGTGATTACGACCCTGCATTACGTTCAAGAATTTACAACGACCATCACGGTTCTTGATGAAGTATTCGTTGTTGATATGTGTGGCTGCAATCGCTTCTTCAATCGTGCTGATACCATGCGCACTCTTGCCGGTTTTCTTATCCTTGATATGATACGTGGTCAAACTTTGTGATGGGATATCTAAACACATACCATAGTCCATGTATGTATCCATCCATTTCAAAACGGCCTTGCGCTTTTCTAGTGCGCGTGGGCAGTTAGGATCCTTCCAGTCTGCTGGCCATTGGCACTTGAGAATCTGAAATCCACCACTATCGCCTAGCATGAACGTTCCCGGTTCACGCTTACGAATAATACTTTCGGCATGATCATCAACAGTAGTATCAAGGTTAGCGTGACCTGCACTATACAAGCCCCATTTGTAATTGAACAAACCTTTCTGACTATTCAGAAAGTTTAGACATTCAACATCACCGTTGAAACCTGCAGGGATACGGTCAGCAGGAAAGTAATTTTCACCCTCACGCTGTTTGCCCAGTCCACTGATAAAGAATGAACTAACAGCGGGCAAGAACAATGCCCAATCACTATTTTGTTGATTGCTTAAATTAATTTGTTTCATCTTGTACTAATTTCATTATAATATCAAGTTTTTCTTTTGCGTCTTTTACCGCAGGATATTTTTCAGCAAGTTTTTCAACTTTCTTTTCATATTCCATGCGCTTTTTAGCCCACTCTATAACTTCTGCTAACTGCTGATCGCTACGTAATTCAATTGTGTTATCAATCTTATACCAAGTTCCATTGTTTTGATTATCACAAACTTCAAACTGTTTTATACTACCGTTCCAACGTACTTGACCGCTAGTGGCTGGCAGGAGATAAGTTTTATCAACCTGCCATATTATCGGTTGTGTTTGTGATTCTATCTTTATCACTTGCTCTGTGCGGGTAGTAGATAACGATATGTTGCTAGACCACTATCAACAGTGACTTCAGCAGCACCTTGATCACTGATACGTACAGTCTTGCTACCAGGTAGATCCATGATGGCTAAGAATACCTTGACGGGCCACTGCCATGCACGGCTCAATGTGCCTTCAACATCTGGATGAAACACAAAGTTACCACTGTGTGTGCTTGCATCACCAAAATAAATCTTTAGATCGCCCTTGTCAGTCTTTGTAGTAAAGTTGTTTTCTTCGCTGTTAGCACTAGCCTGCTTCTTCAATCGCATGATGCCAGCAACAGTGGGCTCAAACTCAACGTTCCATGCTGCGCCCTTGAACTTGACATCCTTGACCTTTTCTTCAACGATAGCCTTAGCCATCAATCTGTAGTCATTGACGAAATCACCGACCTTAGTCTCAAAGTGAACGCTAGTTGCTACATCGTCTTTGTTGCGTGTGACGCTGATCTTGGCATGTTCGTCATAGTCATCAAAGCCCAAGATAGTCTTGAGTTTGCCTAGATTTGGCATACCGAACGTGCCGATGAAATCTGCTGATGGATTCTTGAACGTGCCTTCAACGACAACACTCTTATCTTCAGCGATTGCTGAGACAACAGTTGCCTTGTCTGTGCCATTGACCTTGATGAGTTCAATGACGCCTAGTCCATGTATATACTGAATCAAGTCTTGTAAATTATCTTTCATGTTATCCTCTTGTTGTATTTAGGTAATCCTATAGTGTATAATAGTGGAATTATTTGCATATGTCAACTATCTTCTTTTCCTTTATAACTATCCCACGATTTGTAATTTGTTAACGCTTTATTGTGGGCTATAAAATTTGCATTATTGTATAATTCAAAATCATCTTTCAAATAATTGTGTAAATTTTGTTGATATACCGGGTTTTTCATGTAGTGATTTGTTATTAATTCTTGAATTCTATTGTCTTTATTAGCACTATGTCCTTTTTTCTTTTCAATTATCGTATCAGCATTTTCTATGTTATTCTTAAAAATTTTCGGTAGATCCATATATTCATTCACAAATTTGATAAAAACAGCATTGTGTAATTTATAATTTTTTACGTACCAATGTTGAGTATATGTGTGTATTCCTGATACCCCTTTTAGGAAAATGTCATTTAAAGTTTCCGGATGATTTAATCCTAATGGAAATTTACCGTCTATATAATCTTGGGTAAATCCGGACAACCAACGTTCTACAGGATCTCTTAGAATAACGACAGGGATTTTATCCTCGAGTTGTCCATAATGATATAGTTTGTAGTATTGCCAGTCTATTTGTGAGAAACATTTGTATGTAAAACTTGAAGCATTTTTAGTTATAGGGATAAAATAAAATTTGCTATTAGGGTGATATATTATAACATCATTAGATGTACCTAATCTTCCTGGATGTGTTTTCTTCATGATTTATCCAAAACTAAACAAATCATCAAACGTGCTATTCGTATCTGTATTGGCTTTTAGATCCCATTTCAACACACCTAGCAAGTTTTCAACTTTCTTATCTACTAGTGTTGCTTCCATTGCTGCGTCATCAAATGGTAACTCTTGGAACCATTTAGGCAAACGCAATTCGTCTACTGGATATGCCACGCTTGTAAAGCCTAGTGGATTTGGCTTGAGTTTACAAACGATGACCTTCATGCCATCAAGTATCTTCATGCTATAGTTGTCACTGTTGACACGGCGTAGATAGTTCCAGTTCAATGCTGCGCGAACGTGACCGGGCATGTTTGCCTTGCCAGTCTTGCTATTAGTTTCTAAATCACCATAGAACGTAAGTTTGTTCACGCCCTTTGGACTGCCCTTTGTCCAGCTATCTTGCTTGCCAAGTTCTACCTTGAACTCTTTGATACGCTCAATGACATCTTCTCTAGTCTTACCAGCAAGTACCATCTCTAATACTTCAAACAAAAAGTCTTGAACATATCTAGGAGTATCTGCACGTTTCAAGTCAAGACCCATAGCCTTGATCTTGCCTTGCTTGCCATCCTTATCTAATCTTTTGCCTTCTTTGTCAAAGATGTTGATAGCATAACGCTTCTTTGTGATGAACAAACTGCGATCACCGATCAATTCACGACCAGCCTTGATGACACACATCTTGCGTGGAACATGGAAAGCACGTTCACAGAAACTTGGGAACGTATCGTTTGCTTGATCAGCGATATTGTCATAGAGTTGGACACATAGTTCCTTGCTCCATTCCATCTCACCATTTGCTATTTGCGAATTGAGTATGGGCCAAGCACTGAAATAACAACTATCAGTATCGCCATATACGATAGCATCGCCATAATAGTCATACTTGCCAGTGATGATCTCATTGATCTGTGCGCTCATGTGCTTGACGATCTGTCTACCAGATAATGTAACGCTCTGACCAATACGCTTGTCATAGAAACGGCAATGCTCATTCAACAATGCGCCATACGCGGAGTTGAGTAGAATCTTACGCACTAACTGACGTTTATCCCAATACTCAATATCTTCTTTCGTAGTTGATTCCTTGAGTTTCTTCTGCATAGTCTTACGATCACTATACCATTTAGTCAATAGCCCGGGAATCACGCCCTCGCTGTCTGATCTAAAGATCGTACCGTTCGCACTCAAGATATATGGCTTGTTGCTATCAAAGATTAGTTTCCATACTTCAGCCGCGCTCATCTCTACGCTATCACCGCTCTCAAAGTCAAGCGTTAGCATAGTGCCACGCTCTTGATTCATCACAGCCTCATACTCAAGACTGCCAAACTGACCTTCCCAGAGTAGCGAACTCATCTCAAGTTCGTCATCTTCATCGTAACGCGCCTTCTCGCTGGCAAGTTTACGTGCTTTGTCTTTTAGATATTGTTCAGTCAATGTTTGACGCAATTGCCCAACAATAGTCTCTGGCGCCATGTTGAGTGTGCGTATCGCTGATGGATACAGACTGTTGATGTCAACAGCGCCTACCCACTCATGTATGCCTTTCTTTGGCACAGCAACATAAGCGCCTGCTGCTGCCATGTCACCGTCGCTGCTATTCTTTTTCTTGTCAGGAACCATGAGTCCACGCTCATGCGCTTCATTCATCACAGCCATCTCAATCATGGCTACAGACCCCATGACAGTTGGCAACAATACAGTATTCTCATGTGCTAGCGCATTAGCAAGATCAAGGAACTTTAGTTTGTTGTGGATCTTCACAAGCAACATGGTATCCTGACGATTGTACTGTATGAACGTTTTGAAGTCCTTGTTGTATAGTTGGTCAAGCGTTCCTTCATACTGCGTCTTGCGCTCACCAACTTCCATCTCACCAATCGCATCTAGGCTATAACTGTGCCTTGATTCATAGTTATACTTCTTATACAACTGTAGATAGTCCATGTGTACACGACCAACTAGATCATATGTCGTTTCAGTCTTACCATAACGCTCATATTCTCTTGGCTTTGGCGTTTGACCAAGCAAACAGAATTTGCGTGTATCATCTTTGCTCATCACTCTAGTCACACGATTTACCATGTAGGGTATATCGTAACCTTCAGAGTTCCAGCCAGTGAGAATGTCAGCATCTTTGATTAGTTCAAAGAATGTCTCAAACATCTCTATCTCGCTACGAAATAGAATTGTGTTCGGGAAGTCGCTTACTAACTCTTGAGCCGTTTCATCGCTCATATGCTTGGGCGGGATAGCAAGAGTAACAAGTGTATCTTGCCAGTCCAAGTACATTGAGATAGCTGTGACCGGATTGAAAGGGTCACTAGTGGGACTAAAACCCTTTTCAGGATCAAAATCTACCTCAATGTCAAAGAATACTGTATGGAGTTTTGGAGGCTCACAACCTAAGTAGTTTTCACTTAGACAGCGGAATATCGGGTTGATATCCGATTCATACAGTTTCTTATTGCTGTGTATACGCTTTTCTTTTTCAAACTCACTACGTTTGCGTGTGCTGAAACGACTGACCGGCTCGCCATAGATACTGCGATACTTACCTTTAGGGTCGGTATAATAGAAAGTATAGTTGGCAGGAAACTCATTGTATGTGCGACGACCATCTGGCTGTCGTTCTACAATGAATATCCTATCACTATCTCTATCGTGTATTGCGTCAACGTAACTCATTAGAGAGTCTTACCAACTGTCTCCAAAATAGTATTGAGTTCTTCGTTTTCTTTGTTAGTTTCGCCCAAACGTGATTTGTGTGCGACCTTGATGGCCTTCTTTAGTACGCTTGGCTTGATTTCAAGTTCTTCTGCGATAGCCTTGATAGTATCGTTCAATCCGCCGTTGAGTGTTTCAACTTCATGCATTACAGCGAGGCCCTCGTTGATCAACTGTGTCAACTTGAGTTTTGCTTCGTTATTGAAAGTTCTTGTAGACATAAAATCTCCTATGTGAATAGTTATTATAAAGGTTGTTGTAAAAAAGTCAAACACTTTGTGTAAAGAAATTTATAGATTGGGTATTTGCCCGATAAATATTTTTACTTAAGGCACATATAGGCTCAACAATGG